AAGCGTGCGAGGGTTCGAACCCCTCCTTCTCCGCCATAGTAAATTTGAAAATCAGGCATAAATAAGCCTGATTTTTTATTTTCATCACATATTTTTCGTTCACTTTTTCGTGCATTAACGGCTTCCCCTCCCCAAAAACCACACAAAAAAAGGCCCTGCGCCATCCACGCAGGGTCAAAGTTAGAAAGGAGAGGTCTACACGCTGGGATGGGATGCAGCATCAGCGCCGTGCGTCAGTTTTAGTGCTTCAGCTCGTCCGGAACAGATATCCGGTCCACCTAGTCCTCGGAGGCATCTTCGTTTTCCGTCGTCTTTACTTCCGGCAGGCCGGCGATCGATGTCAGCAGTGAGACGACGCCGGAAAGCGCCGCCGTGCCGACTACTGTCTGCCAGTCTACTGCGCTGATTGTTGCTGCCGCCGGCAGCATGGCCACGGCGCACTGCGCCATCGTCTTCAGTGCGCGTACCGCCGCCGCGTGCCACCATTCTCTCGTAAATACTGCGTTCATTTTCTCTATTCCTCCTTATTATTCTTTGTACAGGTCAATGCCTTCGATCTCGGCTCGAACCTCAAGGATATGCAGATACTCTCTCATGACGTGCTTTTGCTCGTTCAGCAGATCATACGGGCAGTCATGCTCCGGTTCGTCCCTTGTCTCGGTCGGATACCATTTGCCGTTATTAAAGGCCTTTACTGCTTCAATCTTGGTCAGAAATCGATTGAGCTTTTCATACCGGATTTTAGTCTGCCAGTACTCAGCCTTCATGCGGTCTTTATAGCTGGCGCTGGTCATCAGCTCGATGGTGTCTTTGAGCTCCTTCATTTTTCTTCCTCCAATTTGCTCACTCTTTGTTCGAGACGATCCTGCCGGTCTTTTAATACCGGAATTTCCATTGCGAAGTTATTGTGCGCTCGCACTTCCCGCGTTAACTCTTCTACCTTCGTGTCCGTGACAGCCTGATTCTTTTCGATCATTGTCTGCGTTTTCGCTGTTCCACTTCGCACAGTCAAGACGGTACATATCAAGGTAAATAGCCCCGAGATAAGTGCGATGATGATGTTCGGGTCGATCATTATGCGACGATCTCCCTGATCTTTTTGATCTTCTCCTCCAGTGCAGAGGCTTCGGCTTTCGCCGCATTCCTGTCAGATTTCGCCGTTTCAGCCTCTTTGACGGCCGTTTCGAGCTGAGCGGCCAGTCCTTCCACCTGTGCTTTTAGCGCCGCAATCTCGGCCGCATCCGTGCTTTCTGTAGGGCTTTCTGTAGCCGATCCACCTACCGCCTTGTTATAGATGACCGTGATGTCTGCAACGGCCCGGCCACTCGACTGGTAGGTGGCCATCTTTGCGCCGTCCCAGTAGAGCATCTGCGCCGATCCGACACCGCCAGACCCGCCAGACCCGCCATCCATAAAGGCGACGACATCTGCGCCGAGCTCCTTCAGGGCCTGCCAGATGTACTTCGGCTGAACTGCGCCTTTACTCACGCCATTGCCATAGGATCCATCCGTGAAGTGAACCACAAAAGCCTGATACCATGCGGAGGTGTAAGCCTTAGAGCCACGATAATGCGCATAGCGGATGCCGTCGGTAGAGAAGATCGCCTGCGGGGAACACATGTAGGCGATGCTGGCCGGATCACGATACTTGCCATCCCACTCGCCATGCGTTAGCTTGCCGTCCTTGCCGACCATGAAGAACAGATAGTTCGTAGCATCTGCGGGCTGGCCTGCCTTGCCATCGATCGAGCAGTACGGCCCGTAAATCGTCCCGTAGGGATTCCCGCTGTTACCGCTCATCTCGAAGAGGTCATTGCCGGCCTTTGAGAGGATATAGACAGGCGCATCCATGTCCTTTAACTGCGCCGGCTTGTCCGGCACGATCAGGCCGATGTACTTGCCCTTGTAAACGCCGCAGGTCACCCCGCCGGCCTGAAACTCTGTAAAACCGTTTGCAATCATTGTTGTTGTCTCCCAAAATTTGTAGCGTAATCCGCCCAGTGCATCGCTCCAGTTACATGGCTTATCACAAGCCCGTCGTCCTAGTTTTGCGTCATGTTGATTGGTGCCAAACTGCTTGCCGCCATAATAAAAGCAGATGTGCGAGAGAGGATGTGTCTTACCGCCCCGCTTGCGGTGAGGAAATAAAACGATGTCGCCATCGCGAAACTGCCCGGAAGGCACGAAGCCGAACCACTGCGCCCACCGTTTCCTGTTGTACCAAATGTTATCCGCGTACCCATCACCGCCGATCGGTGACTTGTACGTAGGACAGCCGATTATTCTTAAAAACTCTTTGAACAGATCGACGCACTGGATTCCGGCTACGCCGTCAACATCCTTGCCCCAGCCTTGGTATTTTGTGTGAAATTCTGAAGGTGTCATATGCCTCCTTTGCATGCATGAAAAAAGCTAACCTGATTGGTTAGCCTATTCTGTATATTTCTACTCTTGATCTTCCGTAACTGCTACTGCCGCGTGCATTTCCCCCTATCCACTGGCCAACATATAAATAGGCTATAATCACTTGCCAGCTCATATGTGGCCAACCTTCTGCATCTGGATTAGTTTGTCCGCTGGCTAGATTGACAAGTATCTTACCTACGGTTGATGCATTTGCAAAAGCATTTCCTACCGACTGAGCTGCGCCAGAAGCAGACACGACCATGTACGTTCCTTCCTCTTGCGCCGTATAGGATGAGCCGGTCCATGCTCCGTCATCGTTCTGTACGGAAGTTAGTCTAGTTACAGAATTAGTCAATCGAAACCAGTCGACATTATGTCCCGCACTATATCCCTCATCGTATCCTACGGAGTACCCCCCCCGGTTTTGATTATTGTTGCCATTTTCTCATCGTCCTTTCTTAATCCAATCTTGCGATTTTTACAGTTCGTCTGTTACCTTTTAGCATTATTGCTTCTCTAACATCCAGACAACATTAGCCCAGTGTGCATAGCCGTATGAGCCTACACCAGTAATCGTAAGTAAATTATCGAGAGAGCTAAAATAAGCTGGCACATAAATGTTGATGCTATTATCAACGAAGATCTGTGCTCTACTTTCTGTGTTTAGCTTGACATTCCAAATTGTAACATTTCCGCTGCCGGCATAAACAACAGCTCCACATGCAGCGTTAGTGCTACCAGTTCCGTATGACCCACCACAGGCTACAACAATCGGAATTTTACTGCCTGCGGCACATACGCCATTACCGCTTGGATAGTGCACTAATTTCCAGCCTGCCGGAATATCAACAATGGAGCTTCCTACTATTAAGTGACCGATACCATATCCATCGGCGTGTCCGTCATCGTATCCGGCTTGGTATCCACCACCGGTTTCAATTTTTGTTGCCATATCTCTCCTTTCATCAAGATGTTCGTACCCAGAATGGCATGGCAAAGTATGGCGGCATGTTGTTGTGCGGCTGGGAACCACCGGCAGTTTGTATTTGAAACAACGGGTCAATACCTACAATTGGTATTTGAGTACCAGTGTGCGACATCGTTGTACGGTCTTTCCCATTCCATTGGTGCGAATGTTTAGGCATTTCCTCAACTGTCAGCGTGTGTTCCGCCTCACCACCTGTGCTTCCTGCCGGATAGGTATCACCTGCTGCAAGAATAAAAACATCTTTTTTCTGTTCCCACTTTGTGCCTGCGTAAATCGTGTTCGGGTCGGTTTGGAAAAAGCCACCGTAGCCTACCGGAAATGGACAGCCAGACTCTACAAATCCTACAACTGTTGGCATAAATTTCTCCTTTATTCAGGCCGTCCTCTGCCATATGTACACGGCAAGGGCCGGCGGTTGTACGGTGTTCGACTTTCCGTAGATAGCATTCGACCTGGACGCGTCAAATCTCATATACACGTTATCTTGATCTCTACCACTAGTAGTTCCCCAGCCATATTGGTTTGAAGCTTCTTTATAAAATGCGCCTACTGGTTGTGTAATATCTGCAAGAGAATTGGATTCTCCCCACGGCGCAAAACCACCAGTGATATTAGGTAATCCAGCCTCAATTTCCGTGCCCGCCGCGTGTGCATCATCAGCGCCTTGGAGTACTCTCCCGGCACCGATTGACTCCCATGTGCCGCCGAAAAGCTCTGAGGGATTAGTGCTGTTTACGCTAAGGTAGATGCTCCCAATCGGATACATGCTCAGCGGGTTAAAGCTTCCGCCGCCTGTTGGCTTAACCCGTACCAATTCCTCCATTAGTGCAGCTCCTCGCCGAAAAGCTCTACGTATGCGCTTTTAACCAGCGTCACGTACTTCTCCGGCACATCTGCCAGTGTATAGGCGCCGTCGTGGATCCGGCGCGCCCAGATTCTTGCGATTGCCCTCATTCTGTCACCTCCGCTTCAGCCTGCGCTTCAGACAGCGCCAGCACTGCATCCTGTAGTTCCTTGATCTTCTCGTCCTGTACTTCCTTGTCGGTCTTTGTCCGCAGGGTAAAAGTAATCGTCGGCTTGGTTGTGATCGGTCCACTGATGGTCATGCTGACAGGGATCAGGTTCAGGAGTACCGTTTCGCCCAGCGTGATCCGCTTGCAGTTGGCCACGGTAATGTCGGCCGCGAGCGGATCGATGGCCGCAAAGTTTTCCGCGCTGAACGTGATTGCCGAAAAGCTCGATGTGTCTGCCACTTCGTAAGTGTGCCCGTTGATTTCAAATTTCATACTCACTTTTCTCCTCTGAAAATTACGGTAATCGGAATATCGATCGAAGGAACCGTGCCGAAAGCCTTGATCGTGATGGATCCGACGGACTGCCCCGTCGCCACGATTGACGCCTTGACCAGAGCCTTGTACTGGTCGGCAGAGATGCTTGTGGCAGGGATGATTTCCTGTATGCTCGAGGCTGTGATCAGGCTGTCTCGGATCGTATAGCTTCCGCTGGACCACGATGCAGCTGTCAGCGTGATGCTCTTCGCGGTCGTCTTGATCGTCTGCTGCAGGGCCGAGATGTTAGTGCTGTTTGCATTAACTGCGCTGTTAGTGGCGTTTATGTCGTTCGCACCGAAGGGATCGCCCTCGGTCGAGTAGGCCGTCGCATCGACCAGCGAGATCGTTCCATCCGTGTTGTTCGTCTGCGTGTACTTCCGGTTCCCGGTGTACACCGCGTCCTTGTAGTCCGTTTTGAGTGCCATTTATACCTCCCTGTTCCCCAGCGGGGCAGATCCTAAAGTAAAGGCGAGGAGCCGTCTCCCCGCCGTAACGCTTCGGTATGTCATCCAGGCATCGTGCAGGATGCGTTCGACATCGTTGGCCTGCGTGATGGATGTGTAAGTGATCGCAGTCGGAGCTTTGACTTTTATAGCCGACTCGTACACCTTCTGCAGCTTTTCCAGATTGTCACGGATCCGCTTCATTTCCGATTCCGTGCGCCAGTCTGAGATCACCCACGTCTTCGTCTGGATGCTTACTCCCATCAGCTCCGCAAGCTCGGCGCAGGCCCCTTCGACCCTATTCAGGTCTTTATAGTCGATGTAGGCCTTGTCCGTGTCGTTGACCAGATCGTCAGTCGTCCGGTCATAGATGAGGCTTTCAAGATTTACTGTAGACATTTGATCTGCACCCCCGCTTTAACGTCCCCGTAGTAAGTCATGTTGAGCGCTGTCACGATTCCCTTTTTAGGTCCATCAAAGGTGTCGATGCTGACGATGTTGCTCAGCTCGATATTGCCCAGCAGGATGTCGGCATTTATCGTTTGGTTCAGCGTGTAATAGTCGTACATTCGGTTCACCACTTCCTCGACATTTGCTTCTGTGACAAGCGTTGAATTATCCGACTTAGCCAGCTTCTTGTTTCTGTACACCAGCGGATTTTCTTTCTTATAAATCTTCGTCACATCGGTGTACTGTTTCCCCTTCAGGACCACATTCCCGCTGGCTGTAACGATGGCGTAGTTGTCTCCGCTTTGCGTGATCGTCCCTCCGCTGCATGACAGATCGTACATAGGAGAGTCAAAGATCACCGTCAGCGTCCCGCTGACCGGGCCGTTATAGATCTCTGTGTCGTCGCTCTCCTTGACCCACGAGTGCGCTGTAACCTCAACCCCCGTAATTGGATCGCCGGTCTTGATCTTGGCCGTGTTGCTATACACATCCGCATCCGTGATCTTCTTCGGCTCCAGTGTGCTGTCGTATGAATAAATGAAGACTCCATCATCGAAGGACGTATCAACGATGGCTCCGATCGCATAGCAGATCTGTGCGAGGTTGTCCCTCCGGTTGCTGTACGGCAGCCAGCCGGTGATTGTTTTGGATGCGATCGAGTCATCGATCACGACCGTCGTTTCGATGCCAGCAAAGATTTCATTCAGGATCACGTCCTTCACGTTCGCACCGCTGTAAAAGCCGCCGACATGCGTCTTGCCTTCCAGCACCTGCTTGATGTCTGCGGCTTTGATTGTGTACATCAGCTCACTAGTCCGCTCACCTGAGGTGAGGTAGTAGTGTCCGATCGGCTGGTTGTCGTATGACACCAGCAGATCCTGGGACTTCTCGAAGATAAAGGGCAGGCCGTTGTTTCGCAGGCTGAAGTTCAGGCTGCACATCGGCATGCTTTCACCGATCGATGCGATCTCCAGATAGGTTGTAGCCTTCGTAATCTGCTTGGGTGTAAATGTGCGCTTCAGGCCGAAGTAGAAGCCCGTCAGCACCGCATAGCGGTAAGGCTTTGACGTCTTCGTAAACGTCAGCACGATTCGGTTGTAGTTCTCGCACTTGTAGTCGCAGAAATAGTCCACTCCCGTGGGCTCGAAGTCGGCCTCGTGGATCAGTGTATCGTCTTTGTACCACGCCACATGAATTTGCGAGCAGAAGTCGTTGTTTGCTGAATTGAAGAAAAGCTCCAGTCCGATACTGCTCAGCGTCTCACTGCAGGTGATTGTCAGCTCTGGCGGATCTGTAAAGGTTCCGTCGGCCCCGCTGATCTGCTTTGACGTAAAGTACATGCCGCTCAGATCGTCCGGAGCGTTGACCCACTGGCCATCCAGCTTCGCGTAGTGCGGCAGGCAGGGGGCGTAGTACTCATAGGGCTCAACGCTGTTTGCCAGCAGCATTGACGGATCCGCATAGGCCGCCGCATCGTCTGTTGTTACCGCTGACTTTTCCTTCGCTCCGTAGGCGATATCGTAATAGTCAATCACCAGTCCCGCGCCCTGCAGCAGTCTGTACGCCTCCAGATAGGAGACGAAGACACGACGGTAGGGCTTCGATGTCTGTAAAAAAGTGATTCGAATCGAGTTGAAAAGCGTAACGTCTGCCGTGCAGAAATACTCCGCGGCATCCGGATGGAACTCCTCCGTGTGCACGATAGAGTCCCGCAGCATCCACTCGATCTTGAGATGGCTGCAGTAGTCTCCAGAGTGCGTGTTGAACTGGATTTTTATGCCTTTGCACGTCTTTCGGCGTGCATAGCTGATCGTGATCTCCGGATTCGTCTCGAAGGTTCCATCCGCGCCTGAGATGTAGCCGGAAACATATCCGATGTTCCCGTTGTCGATTTTATCGACGTTATGGTACTGATCGTTCAGCTTCGCGTAGCGCGGCAGAGTAATCGCGTAGTCCGGAAACGGCGTCGGAATCTCGCGCTTGAGGTTGTTGACGTCCGCCTCCGGGATAATTGTGTTAGTTGATAGTGTTACTTCCCACTCTGCCATAGGCTATGCCTTCCTCTGCGGCTCCATCGCGATAAAGTTGCAGCTGAAGCCCTTCCAAAAGCTTCGGTCATGGTAGATCCGCATCAGCTCATCCGATCCCTTCGTGACATAAGCATCAAAGGTCAGCGTGCCGGTGCCATACGGAACCTCGATGGTATGCGACGCCACCGGTGCGCTGATTACGTCGTAGAACTCCCGGTATGCCTCAAAGTCATAGTTTTTTACCGCGATACCCAGAGTGTAGTTGTAAAATGTCCCGACCACATCACGGTGCATCTTCCAGTCGGCGGTTCTCCCAGTCGCATCAGAGTCAGCGACTTCAAAGCTCCGCTTCAGGGATGTGACAGAGACGTTGTAATCTTTTCCATCAATCTTAATAACACCGTTCCCCATCTCATCCCTCCACGACCAGCTGCACGCCGGCTCTTCTGTCTTCCTGCTCCAGCTCCGGCTTCAGGATCCGTGCCAGCTCGGACAAGTTTCCGTCAAACCGTAGCACGATCTGCTTCTGGCCGCCGCCGGATTCCTGCAGCGCCTCCAGCATGGCTTCCTTCATTGTCTCCAGAGGCGAGACGACTTCGGTGTCGTTGTTGTTATCGCCAAGGATCGCCGCAAACTCGCCAGCCGACGGCGGGATGACCGTGCCTGTTGCCAGACGGGGAATACTGACGCGAGAAAGGCTGAAGCCGAAGTGTTTTCCACCGAACTTATCTCCCAGCCAGTCGGGTGTATCGAACGAAATTCGATTCAGTGCATCGACAATGCCATTCACGACCGTTTCACATACAGATGCGATTGCATTCCAAACATCGGTGAAAATCTTCTTGATGTTTTCCCATGCCGTGTCCCAGTCAGACGTAAATGTTTCCTTGACCCATGTGATGATATCGCCGAACCATCCTTTTACCTTTTCGACAAGGTCAAGGAAGAACTGCTTGATTGCACCCATCCAGCTGGTCAGGCCGTTAAACATGCCCTCCATAATGAATCCACCCTGCGTTTCCATTACTTTAGAAGGCGATCCGATCTGGAAAGCCGCTTTGAATCCTGTGATGAATGGAGTGAAGATGTTGTCAACAATCCATTTGCCGATGTTCAGTAAAGCATTACCAATTCCGAGCAGGAATCCATCAACAACATTACCGCCTTGTGCCGTTGCATCTTCAATAAACGGTGCGAAGTACTCCGCCAGACTTTCCCCCATCGTCGAGATAAACTCGCCGATTCCGGCAATGATATCGCCGATAAACTCACCAATCTTGGACAAGATAGTGGCATAGTCAATGTTGGTGAACAGTGAGTAAACAAAGTTCCAAATCCCGACAAAGATGCCTCTGATCGTCTCATAGATGCTGTTAACATCAACGTCTTCAAAGAAACCATTGATAATCTGCGATACTTCCACACCAAACTGAGAGAAGTCAAACG